GTGGCTCTTACCCCAATGGTGGCAGAAAGCTACAGGGTGACTCTAAAAGGGTGACGGTTAGTATCTGTATAGAATCTGACCTACTAACTAAACTCGATGCCCTGGTAGCTCAGGGAGAAGGATCACGGAGCGATATTATCAATCGGTTACTGAGGGAGAAAACAAAATGAATCACTCACCATATAGGGGATGTTTAAAATGATTAATCTAAGACAAGAAAAATGGACAAAACCATACTGCACATACTCGCATCTAGTGGTTAAAAGAATCCAGTTAAGCGTGCAATATGGAGATAGTATAAAAGGATGTATAGGACATTTTATTAATTTAAACAGTGATAGACCCTTCACGACTAGCCAATCCTGGCATTTTGACAACACGGAAGATGCTAAAGAATTTCTAATTAAGCAAGCAGAAAGGTTTCTTTAATATCGTATCTTGATAAAAGCCTAGGATTCAATCTCCTAGGTTTTTTAATGTCTAGGTTTTTTAATGTCCAGATTATTTTAAATGTTATAATAAAGGGAGTAACACTCTATTCTATTGGGATTAAGGATATTAAAGTTGAAGAAATCCCACCTAGTGATTCTCGACATATTCAAGCAGGGTATTCAACTCGATAAAGCCAAATCCATCACGCCATAAACTTAAAAACCCCAGGACTCAACACCCTGGGGTTTTAACTATTTCACCCTACCCTACACCGCCAAAACATCAACAACGGATTCAAACCATTGCAAGTGTTGACGGGTTGCGTCCTTAATCCCCTTTTTTCATCCTATCTGAACACCTCAATCAAAACCGACTCAGGGTAAAGCCCAACGGAACCAAACCGAGGATCATTAATCCGTTCAATATCGATCCCTCTTTTCCGACACATTGACGCGGCTTTTCTTCCTTTCTCGCTAGAGGTTGCTAGGGAAATTTCTAACCCTTGTTTTTTAGCAAACCCCAAAACTGTGTACTTACTACCAGAAGGGGAGAAATACCGACCCTGTTCAGCCTCAATAGCGGTTAATCGGGTTTCAGCTTGTTCTAATAGCTTTTGCTGTTCAGAGGCCCGACGCTCTTGTTCTAAGACCCGTTGCTCTTGTTCTGCCATTCGAGCAACCGTCCGGGCTAAAATCTGAAGTTCGGTTAATGCGTCCGGTTTTTGTTTGGCAATCTTCTCGCACTCAAGGAAATATTTTCGGATCTGTTTTCCCTGTTCAGTCCCGGCAGTCATCCCCAAGGATTTGAAGCAATCGACGGTTAGCATGATTTGGTTGTATCGGGTAGAACCCCCGCCATTATTACCTTCCACACGCTTAACCATTTGGATAAGTGTGTAGTCGATCCCTTCCTCAAAATTCTGTTTCAGCTTTTTCTCGGCTTTTTGCTTCGTTGCGTAGCCTAACCATTGCCAAGCCTCGTCAAAATCAACGGGGTAATCGTTACCAGAGTTTAAAAGCGCGATTGCAGTTTCAGTGCTAAAATCAATCATTGTGATACCTCTGAATCAGGTTTACAGCCCTTGGATGCTGAAACATCGCGAAGGGCATTTACTATTAATATTATATCACAGTTAATATTAATTAATCTGGCAATCTTTCCATTAGTTTCATTCTACTTAACAGCAATCCATCCAGAAAAGTTCATCCAACGCCAAAAACAATCAACCTCAGTAAAACCAGACAATCTAAGCATTTCTTCATTCCAATTAGCTGTAACAGGAACGAGTACACCTTCTAAACTTAATCTTTTCCGTTCTATCTCATAAATAGAATAACCATTCTGATGTTTTAAGTTATAATACTGATTGGTCAATAAACTGTCAATATCAGCAGACCCCCCAATAACTTTTTCAACCAAAATAAAACACCCGCCTTTTCGAGTTGAATCATAGATTTTTTTGAGTAGTCTTAATCTGTATTCAATCGGAATAAACTGTAAAGTTAAAACCGACAAAGTGACGGATACGTTTTTAAGAGTTAACCAATCTTTTCTTAAATCTAATTCATGCAAACTGACGCATTCAAAAACCTTAAACTTTTCCCTACTCGCGTTAATCATCGGTTGACTAACTTCGATTCCATGATAGGTGCAATTAGTCCCATAGGATTGAATTAGTCGAGATATCTGCTCACCTCTTGAGCATCCAATATCTATGACAGAACTGGCGGGTTTTATGTATTCACAAGCGATATTGGTAACAGCGTCTCTCATTACCTCGTATTGAGGAATTGAACGAGCCAACATATCATCAAAAATGTCTGTTACTGATTCGTCAAATTCCCATTTATCTTTAGATGGGACGTGATAATTATTCATGTTAATCCTTGGGTAAGTATCCAAAAGCTTTCTTTAGTTCATTGTTATAGAATTTTATTGGCGATGCTATATTTTTCTCTGTCCAATCGGACACACCGCTACCACCTTGAAAAGTATCCTTAACCCTGGATATCACCCATTTAGGTAGCAGTCTAGCCGACGCGGATTTCAGTAATTTTTTATTTGGTGGTGATTGCGAGAGGTCTAAGTTTATGGCATATTCAACTAACTTCACATCCATAAAAGGCAACCTACACTCAACACCACCATACATAAATGCTTTGTTGCACCTAACAAAATTACCTCTTGCCATTTTTGCTAATTGATTTTTTCTAAGAGATATAACTTCTGTATTTGTGCTTTTGGATGCCTGAATACAGAAATTACCATAACCACCAAAAAGCTCGTCGGCAGCTTCACCAGATAAGCAAGATTTAAAGCCTTCTGCCCTTATCCTTTGTGCTAATGGTAGACATAATGAAGCTATCTCTATTTGAGCTTTGCTGTTAATTTCTATTACCTTGGCTGCGTTAGTTAAAGAATCTAAATCAATAGATACTGGCACTTCTATTAATTGAATTTCATACTCACTACATATCTTCCTGGCTGCTAGTAAATCATTTGAATCATTACGCATTTTTGCTGTAAAAGCTACGATGTTTTTGTTTATAGACTTTGCTATTTGCAGAACCAAGACGCTATCTAATCCGCCCGATATAAGACAGCAGACGGGAGCATCAGCATTTAATCTTTGTTCTACACCCCTATTCAAGCAATCTAATATATTTTGCTGTGGTGTTGTTCCTGGTAGCTTGTACCATTGAAACCACTCGCCTTTCACTAGATTAAAAGCATAGCCCGGAGGAACGGCAACAGGCATAACACCACTAGGAAATGCTTTTCTTTCAGATGCCCAAATATACCCTTTATTCGTTTTTGCCAGATACAAGGGTATCTCACCAAAACGGTCTCTCACAAGCCAATGCTCATCCCCTTTACTCCATACAAAAGCAAACATTCCCTCTAGTTGATTTAGCCGTGAAACACCGTAAATATCTAAAAATTGACTCAATACTTCGGTGTCACCTGTTGTATTGAATTTGCACCCGTCGTCTTGTAACTTCTTTTTTATATCTCTATAATTCCATATCTCACCATTAAATGAAAGAGTGGAATTATTTAAGATAAAAGGTTGTTTAGATGCCGAACTTAAATCAAGTAAAGACAGCCTAACGTGACCATGAACAGTGTCTTCATGCTTGTGAACACCTTGACCATCTCGCCCCCTATGTATTATTTTAAGAAGCATAGACTCTACATCTACACTGGATTTGTATGTACCCGCTAATCCACACATTTTTCTAGTATTTCTAATTGAATTGTTTTGGCAATATGTGACATCATAACAGGTGGAACAGCACGACCCAATCTTTCCCATTGTTGGGCATAGGAACCTGTTAAAATAAAATCATCAGGAAAAGCGCAAATTCGTTTTAACTCTTGAATTGAAAATTTCCGTTTTTCTGTGGGATGAACTACCGATGCACAAGTATTGTCACCACCTCTTTGAGTTACGCATGGAGACGGTTTATCTAGGTGCGGTTTAGTCAGAGAAATATCTTTCTCTGACTTTTCGCCTTGCTTGATTTTGTCCCACTCTCTACCAATTGCATACTTTGAAATATCGGTTTCTGCTTCAACAAAAAACCTAGCATTAGTATCAACAGTACAGGCTGGTCTGTTCGTCACATCACCTACTGAAAACTGCCCACCCGTGTCATGAATAGCTCTAACAATCCAAGGTAAAGCATCTCTAACTGTGTACTGATAATGCAACGGTTTTGGGTGAACAGGTTCTAACTTCAAATCATTCCTAACACCTATAAAGATAGTCCGTTGTCGCATTTGAGGAACACCAAGCCATTGAGCATCTAGCACTTTACACTTGACGTTATAACCGCAATCTTTGAGTGTTTTAAGGATTTCTAAGAAGTAGCCTTTAGCTGTTCCTTTGATTAATCCTGATACGTTTTCAGCAACAAAGACTTTAGGCTGTGTTGCTTTGATTAGTCGAGCGTACTCAAAAAACAAATCATCAACTCTTTGCTTGGTATCTGAATATTGCTTAACTTTTCCCCATCCTGCTTCACGTTTTCCTGCTGTTGAAAACGCTGCACAAGGGGGAGAGCCATCAAATATATCTATCTCTCCTATTTTCAATCCGGTTGCTGTTAAGATGTCCTGAGCAGAAATCTCTCGGATATCTCGCCTGTCAAGAATTGAATTTGGATGATTAGCTTTATAAGAATCTTGGGCAGCAGGAATAAATTCATTAGCCCACAAGACTCGATAGCCAGCCATCCGATAACCAAGACATGATCCGCCTGTTCCGCTAAATGTAGAGACAACATTAAACCCATTCCAGGGTATTTCTTCTATCTCTTTCATTAGAGGAACGCGGTAAATAGGTTTAGTATTCATTTATTTACCCCCTGACCATTTATAACCACACTTAGGACAAGTATGTTCTGTTTCGATGTCTTCGTCATACTCTTTAAAATCTTCTGGTGGTTTTGATTCCTCATTTTCCTCTTGCTGTTCAGTATCGCCAAACCCTTCACCCTTGCCAAACGATTCCAATAATTCATTTAATTTATAATCAGGGAAGAACTCACTAAAATCTACCTCTTGAGCTAAATCATTTAAAAGATCAAAATCCCATGTTGAGAAATCAGAAGCCGTATTATCAGCGATCGCATATTGTTTCCAATCCGACTCTGACAACCCTTTACGCTTAACTGCAACAATCGTATTACCATCGGCTTCTACAACCAAAACCTTTTCAATCCCTAATTGACCCGCTTCCTCAAAGGTTCCATTACCCGCCCGGATAACGTCATTTTCATCAATAACAATGGAACGGCAAGCCCCAAACTGTTCTAAGGATTTGGAAATCACCTTAGCTGATAACGGCGTTCTTTTTCGGGCATTATTCGGATCGGGAGTTAGTTTGCTGATATCTGTCTCAGTAATTTTAGGTTTACTCATAAATTAGTTTGCAATAAGACTTTTAACCATGTTAACTTTAAAGTGTTGTTATTGCGTCACCATGCGCTAAATAAAACTATTGCTTCAGTACCAAACATCGAAAGGATCAGGGAAGCGGTCAGGGAGGTTATTGAGAACCCTTACCTGAATAACCGAGAGATTGGTAGGCGGCTTAACATCTCAGAAACAAATTTAAGGCGATGGAAAAAACTACCTATCTGGGAGCAAATCAGACATGAACTTTTAACAGAACGGGCAGAAATAATTAAGGCAACAATAGAAAAGGACAGAATGGCTTATCAACAGGATTTAGAGGAAAAACAAAAAACGTGGCAAGCATTCAGGAAAGCCCTAGAGACTAACGGAGCATATTCCCTCACCCTTTCCAACAATGCCTATAAAGAAGCGGTCAGCAGTGAAAGAGACTCCCTAAAGGCTTGTTCTAAAGCCACCAAGTCAGGAGCGCAAGTTCACTCTCGAAATGGGATGGAAGTTTTGAAAACTCTGGCAATGGTAGATGATCAACTCTATCAAAATAAGGTATTGATTGAATACTTTGAAAACCTTGAAAAAGAACAAACTCAAGAAATCTCAGAAGATTAATTATGCCTAATTTTGAAAGTGTTTTAGTTTTCCTGTTATTGTCTCTTGGTTTAAGATGGTTTTTGTTTAAGTACAAATTGCTTTATAATATTAGGGAATCACTTAAACAAAAACACCAACTTTTTAGGGAGTTGTTTAATTGTCCATACTGCCAGACATTTGAGAGTTCCGTGCTAGTTTATTTTGTTCTGGGAATGCCATTTAGTCCCGTTACGGGGATTCTTGCGGGTTTATTTAATGCTTACGTTTCGGTATCAATTGAAAGCATAATCGAATCCCAGATAGAGGAGTTAGAGGGAGATTTTGAGACTCCTAAAACTTTGGAGATTCCCGACTACAAAACCCCAATTGAAATATTTAACTTAGGATCTAAATAATGGAAAGAATTGAACTATGCTCAAACAGATGTTGTCCAACCCTTGCTAAACTTGGGGATTTATGGATTATAAATGATGATTATGGCGGGGAGGTTAAATTGACATCTGATCAGCTTGATAATTTAGTAAAAATTAAGTTGAAATATGAAAAAGATTTGGCATCTATAAGAATGATTGAAGCTGAAAAGGCACGGGAAAATGGATTACTTATTCAATCCTAAAACTCAACGCTACCATTACAAACAAGGAGCGGGGCGGGGTCAATTTGTCCCTGCTACTGCCATTAAGTTTATGATGCAGCGCAACATTGAGGCGACGCAGGGAGATATTAAGACCATCGGGGAATTATTGGTCAATGGTAAAATATCCCTCTCGACTTGGGAAGAAATGACTGCGATCGCACTCAAAAACTTGCATATCCAATCATACCTACTCGGTCGTGGTGGCAAGGGTTCTATGAATCAACGGGACTATGGATTAATTGGCAATCGACTCAAAAAGGAATACAAATATTTGAGGGAATTTGCTAAGGAAATCCAAACTACCGGAGTTAGCAAAGCTGATTTCTTTAGGCGATTAGAGATGTATAGCAACGCCGGATCAGGTCAACACGAAAAAGCCCGAACTGAAGGACACAAGAAAGCGGGTTATTCTTGGGAACGTCGGGTCAGGACTAAAACCGAGTCGTGCCAGCCGTGTCTAACTTTTGAGGGCATGGGGTGGCAACCTATAGGAACACTCCCGAATCCCACGGAACAATGCGAGTGCAGGTCTAATTGTGGGTGTTATAAGAAATTTGCCAAAGAAAAACCGCGAGATTTTGTCAAGCGGTTTGGGACTTTTGATTGTGCCAACTTTAGTCAAAAGTTAGGGTAACGGCGGCGGTTGTGCCACCAAGTACAGCCTCGCCCGATGTGGGTACAATGGCAATGGTGGCAACTTCGGGAGTGCCCGCAAAGGTTACAGTTATCACCCCGACTTCAGCTAATCGACCATTTGACCCGCGAGAAGAAACGATAATTTCTTGGGGGTTATTTTTATCAACATGAACAGCCATAATTTAACCTAGAATTGATTTAATCTTATTATATTAGAAAATCACTATGTTCACGACTTCGACTACTCAAAACACAAGAATCGGGTTCCCTCACCCCACGCCAGAGGAAATGCTAAAAATTAAAAAGTTTTCCAATGCCGAACCCCATCAAGTTGTGGTAGTGGAAATCACCGCAGCCGACAATTTGATGAATCGAGGGCGGGGTAAATGGTCTAAAGATTCCCTCTTGAAATTAGCAATGTTAGCACCGGGAATTACCGTTACTTTAGACCATGACTGGGAAAATATTAATAAAGTTCAGGGGCGGGTTTTTGATGCCAAGTATGAAGAAGAAGAACCGCCGTACAATGAACTGGCAAAAGCTGGAAACTTCGAGTTAAACAGTTGGATTGTTGGGGATGAAGGCTATGCAAAATTAGAGTTAAAAGCCATTATCCCCGTTGATTCCCCTATCTTGGAATCCCTTTGGTTGGGAACAATTAGTTACGTTTCACTAGGAAATTTCACAATAGAGGATCTATGGTGTCCGTTGTGCGACTGCTCATTTTATGATGATAAATGTCCTCACTTAATCCCATCCCTAGTAGAATCAGATACCGAAATAACAGCCCCATTTTATATCAGGAAAGGCTCTAAAGATTTGGGCGAGGTAAGTTTAGTTTTGATTCCAAACTTACCCGGAGCTAAAGTTGAGTTGCCAGAAAATCGCGATTATTGATAGAACAAATCAATTTATTGATAGAACCAATTAATCGGATGATTGACAACCTTGGCTATCCTCTCAAGCCGATCACAAGACGGGACTGACAGATCATGCTCGTATCTATGAATACTCAATCGCCCGATATCTGCCCTTTTCCCTAGCGTTTCCTGGGATAAGTTGGCTCGGTTTCTGGCAATTAATATCAATTCTCCTAAGCTAAATTCGTTTATATTATCCTCGGAGCCACTAGGAATATTGTGGCTTTTGGGCTTCGTTTGCATACCTACCCCCTCAATCTATATCACTTCTGAATAAATTGTATCACTTCGCTTAAACGCTTGGGATAAACTCAGAATTGCATACCTACCAATCTTAAAATGAAGCGTGCCTTAAATATATTAAAGGATACGTTTTCTGATAGTGAGTCGGGAGTGGAACAAGATGCAATCAAGCGTTTAAATGCTGCAAAGCAAAAACGCAAGACCGATCAAGCTCCCAAGCCAGAAGACCTTCCAATTGAAAATCCAACTATGGAAAAACCGAGTTTAATTGTCGGAAAAGATAATGCTGAAAGTCCAGTAGATGTTCCCGTTATTCAACCCCAAAAAGATCCTGTGATTGAAGTTGGGGAAGACGGAAAAACTGTTGAACTTGATATGGTGGCACTAAGATCCTTGATTCAGCAGAAAGAAAAAGCGCAAGCTGACAAGGATTCTGTGATTATTCAGCAAGCTCTTGATGAACTTAAAAAAGCCAAAGAAGAAGCTGAACAAGTTAAAGATCAGTTGATTGAAGCTGAAAAAAGACATCAAGAAAGTATTAAAGAGGAGCGCAAAAAAACAGCAGATTGGACTCGGATTTTTGCTGATACAGGCTTTGATTTAAACGTTGTAGATCAAAACGTTCAACAAATTCAGTCAGATTATAAACCCTCACCTTATCTGCAAGTAGAAGGTCGGACTCGCTCAATCTCAGGGCTTGATGCCTATAGAGAAGTTAAGCGTATCCTGGAAAGTAAAGCTGATTGTCCTCTGTCTACTGCTGTTAATCCCTTGTCGGGTGAGATTGTAGAGTTTAAAGATACAGGAAATTTGGATAGATTTGTTCGTCAAAATAGAGATTCTATTATTGATGGATTGGATCAACAAATGAAGCGTGGCGGTTTGTTGCAAGGGCGAAATTCAGATAATACCAGCCCTACAACTATTTCACCGTTTTTCCTGGAAACTTTAAGCGCGCTGACTCGCGTCAACCACTCTCCTGCTTTTATCTTCTGGCAATTTGCAAATCGCAATATTTCCTTGGGATATAACGTCGGAGACACGATTCAAATCCCCCGAGTTAGATATTCTGCTTCGGCAACTTCTACTAATGCTTGGAAGTTAGATCCTTTAGTAGATATCACTGCCACGAATCAAGCTATTGAGGCGGGTCACGTCAAAGCGATTTTAGAGGAGTATGGTCTAGGCAAGGATGCTACCATGCCACCCCTCACCGTTGCTGAGTTCTATATGCGGACTTCCTTGATGGATTTGATGCCATTCATTGAGCGCAACCTTGGCTATAACTACAATCAGTTTGAAGACTTACTAATTCGTGAGCTATGGGGTGGTACTACTCGGATTGTTTATAACGATAACGGTGGTGTGACAACGACCGTAGGCAACGTGAACGTGGGTGACAGTGGATTACTTAATCTCACTTTCTTAACCAACCTCTATGCTTACTGCTATGGGTCTCTCCAAATTCCCCCGCTTGATGATGGGCATTATATTCTAGTGACTAACCCATTCTCGGCTGCGGCACTGACCAATTCCCTACAAGAGAATAGTCGGTACACCTCCCGTGTGGCAATGAATGATTTAACGTCGCTTCTGAAACAGACCACGATGAATGATTTGGGAAGAACAGACGGATATCAGTTCAGCGTTGCCAACTTCCACATCTTTGTGTCAAACGCTTTTGGTGCAGGAATTGTAGGTACTGAGGGTGTGCAATCTGAGACTACCGGAGCGGGTGCTAAAACCACTCGGTCATCCTTTGTCGCAGGGCGTGACACCATCGGGCGTTCAATCGCCATGCCGTTTACCATTAAACGAGCCAAAGAAGACGGTTTTGGACGGATTAACCGATTCATCTGGAACTCGTATGAATGCGCGGCTGCTTTGGATGTAGATCCGGCTTCTAATCCCCCAATGTCTAACGATCAACAATTAAGAGTTGTTGAAGTTCGGACTCTTGACGTTGCTATTTAGGAGCATAAATAAATGGCAAGTTCAGAGAAAGAACCCATCAAGGAAACAATTTTAGATCCGGTACCAACTCAACCCAAAGCGGAGCCAAAACCGGAGACTAAAAAACAAGAAAAAGTCCAGGACATTAAGCCTATTTATCCAAAATACGCTGGCTATTCCTGTCCCGTTTGTGGGTCAAAAAGACTGACGGATGATTCGGGAAAGTATATTTGTCCTGTCACCCCAAAACCATCTGATTGTCCGGTCAAATAGGGGGATTAAATGCCCTTTACTTTAGAGGAAAAATGGGAAGTTTTGAGAATTTTACGAGTTGATATTTCCGAAGAAACGCCTGTAATGACTCTACTAGAAACCTTAGAAACTCGCTCTGAGGCTTGGGTTCAACAAACCCAAAAGCTAATTCTTAGAATCAAAGATTTTGAGGATAAATCAGACGAAGCGGCTACAGGATTAACCCGAGTAGATGTCATTGAATGGAAAGAACATCGCAGGTGTGACATCGGTTATCACTTGGAAAAACTCAGACGAGAATTAGCCAAAACAATCGGCTACAAATCAATCTCTCAATTCAATCCCTTCTCAATAGGAGAAGATAATAATGGCTACAGGATCTTTTACCAATCTCGCTGCTCAGAAATATCTCGATCACATTTTTGGAGGCAATTCTAAAAGTTCACATTCTCCCTATTTGGCAGCGTTTATCACTACCCCATCGGTTAACGGCCCTGGGTCTGAACCTGCGGGCGGGGGATATAACCGAGTAGCACTGAATGGCACTTATTTTAGCGACTCAACAACGGGAACAATTACCCAGTTACTTGATATTACCTACCCCCGTGCCACCGCTAATTGGGGTCAAATTGTCGGATTCGGTTTGTTCGATTCGTCTGTAGCGGGGAACTGTTACGTCTTTTGGCACGCCGAAGACGTTGAGACAATAATGGTACGCGATCGCCTAATCGTACTTGCGGGCGGCCTGAATCATACCTTTATCTCTGGACTGTACAGCAATTATCTCAAGAATTTAATCTTGAATGACTGCTATAACATCAGTCCGATCCCCGTGTTCCCGACTATTTACGCAGCCCACTACCTGACAGCACCAACAGCAACAGCCGGGGGGACAGAACCCGCAGTCGGTGGTTATGTTCGTCAAGCTGTAGCCAATAGTACAGTCAATTTCTCGCCGTGGTCAGGGGGTGAAAAACTCCTAAGCTCGGACATCTTGTTTCCTCTGGCAACAGCTAATCAGGGAACTCAAACTCACTTCGGCTGGCATGACTCAGAAACGGGCGGTCAGTTCTTAGCGGGGGGTGCTTTGGATGTTGCCAAGGCTATTGATCTCAATGATCAATTCAAATTCCTAGCGGGTGAGATTACCCATACCTTAATTTAGGAGGGAGTTATGCCACTAATTTTAGGTTCGGCAACAATTCCGGTGGTTAGTCAAACCGCAGAAGTCGCGGCTCTGGATTTGGTAAGGGAGCGCGGTGCGTTAATCCGAATGGATGCAGTCACCCAAACAGCATCCGCAACTACAGGGCGTGATCGTTCCCCTTTGATAACAACGGCTTTTAGTTTGTTAAAAATAACTATTAACAAATATGAGCGACACAGACACGGGCTTTCTACTATCAGTCCAGAGACAGCAACCTCCGTAGTCCCTTGGGTGTTTTCTCCATCTGTTCCTGCTCCCACTGTTGAATTATTTGTTGATGATTTGTTGCCAATTAGTGAGTCAACAATTAAACGGGGAAGCAGTTTCAATTTGACTTATATCTTGACAGGATATCGTCTGGGATATTTGTTTGCTGAGTTTGAAATTTTAACACTAGGAAATACACCCGTTATTAGTAAAAAAGTTGAACTAATGCCCGGTGGGATTTCTGAGGATGACACCACAATTTTAGCCAATGGAGAGGAACAAATCATTGGGACTGTGTTCATTCTCCCTCACGAAACCCAAAATATTCCAGGGGATGAGTGCAAATATTCCTTTAGAGTTGGCAATCAATCAACCCGAAAATATCAACCTGTTTGTGGTTATTTGAGGTTTGACTGCGATGGTTGAATCTTTGCTTGATATGAGTTTCAAGTTTGAAAGAACTGGTCAGGGTGTTAATGACAACGTTAATCCTGAGTTCCCTAGACAAGATACCGTGATTTTAAAGGGAACTATAACCGGGGGAAGTTTAACCGGATTAGTGGTTAAAGGAACTCTTAAACTTGTTCCTCAAAATGTTGTTATCGCATCAAAAACCATCACCGCAGGGGTGACAATTGTTGATGTTAATAACTTCGTGAAAAAGGTAACTGTAATTATTGCAGACCCCGAAGACTCGGAAGGTTTAGAACCTGGGCAACAATTTGTATTTGACGTGCAGGCAACAACAACCGGAACACCCCCAATCGTTCGGACGGTTAAAGGTAGATTCAAAATTACCGAAGACTACACATTAACCGTTCCAACTCCCACACCTTAATCAATAATAGGAGAACAAAATGTCAACAAATAAACCGTTTTACTTAGCAGGAACTCAAGGTGAAGGTACACGGATCTGGGTTGCACCCGTACCCTGTTCTTTGATTGCACCTCAATCTGGCACTTTCACTGTAGCAACAGGGGGAGCAGATGCGGGGGATACCTCAATTCCCATCACGGCTGCAACATTTCTAACCCGTCCCGAAGTAACTTCCCCTTTCCTGCTGTTTAAAGACTCAGTTACAGGTGAAGAAACCTTGGTAGAGGTTAATGGAAATATCACGGCGGGTGCTACATCGATCACGGTCAAAGCATTACCCAAAAACATCACAGCCGCGTCAACTGCGGTATGGCCGACTAAGTTAGGGGGTCGGTCAACGGTCAACAATACTTCTGAAGATGACGAAGCCGAACTGGAAAACTTTGATAACGACGGATGGAGAGATTACGCCAAAACTTCATTAGGTCAAACCATCACCACAACGGGGATGTTTATGAACCTTGATGCAGGTTATATGAACGTCAAAAAAGCAAGGCTGCAATATCAAGTCGGCGCACCTGGAAAAGTATTTTTAAAAGTAGCTTACCCGACCCCAACTTGCCCTGGTGACACCGCCTATACTTCTGGGTTTATTTATTCAGGAATTGCTAATATTACCTCTGATCCGATTGAGTCATCTTCCAAAGGAATCATTATGGGGAATATTGACTTTAAATATTGCGGTATCGTTACCGTAACCTTTAATGGATCTCCATTAGTTGTAACAGTTTAATAAAGGGAGTTTACAAAGGATTTATTATGGGTTTACCGTTTTTTCTTCAGTCAAAACGTAGCAATGAAAGCTATGAAGAAATTCAGGGGGTGAAGTTTTTTGTCCATAAAGGTGAGAAGGGTAAAAACGCTTTACTCGCTAGTGAACAAGCTAGAATTGACGAGGTTTCCGATAAATTTTCCCCTGGTTTTACCTTGGTGGCAAAGTTAGCTCGGACTATTGCCGAAGCCGAAAAAATCAAGCTCACAAAAGCCTACGAAGTCATTACTTCATCATCAGAAGAAAATGACAATAGTGAGATTGACTATCAGGAGATTCGGCTAAAATACGCTTCTGATATTGGGGAGATGTCAGTACAATTAGATCGGGAATCATCTGCTAAGAAAATGGCAGTTTGTACCGTTGCAATTGCTAATCGGTGTTGGCAATCCCTAAAGGATGAATTTGATTTGTTGTCAGATGACAGCCCTGAACGTTCCTCTCTATTAGGTGCGATTCAAGAGATTAAGAAATGGTCTGATTCTGATACCGAAAATCGGTTGAGTTGGGGCTACATTGAGGATGTTTGGGCTTTTATTGAACGGCAACGGAACGGCGGTAAAGACCCCGACGCTGTGACAACAGAAGCCAAGGAAATCACTGAGGAAGATATAAAAAAGGCTTCCGAAGAACCAGTAGAACTGATTGGGGAGAAATCTATTGGAGAATCCAAAGGCTCTGGCCGTCAGAAATCCGATTCAAGTCAGAAAACTTTGGCAACCAGCCAGTCTGGTTGATCCTTAACGCTTTAGAGTACGGGGAGAAATTCGAGAGGGAGCGATTACACTTTGAGGAAATTGCAATCGCTCAACTCTCATCCCTTCTCTATAGATTTAACGTCACGAAACCCCCCTACAAAAGCACTGAGGATTTCTGTTTCTTCAAATCCCAAGATAAGAAATTCTCAACGGCTTGCTGCAACACGTTCCAGTCATTGTTAGACTCTCAAAAAATTCCATCATGGGCTATTCCTGAGATGCCCTCGATGGAATTATTAGAGGGAGTTACGGATGGCAAGGCTAAACCTCCTAGGGCATTTATCGCGGTGGGAATACTATTGCTTTGTCCTGAGATTATTAATCTTGAGTGGGTACAATGCGACATCGCGGTATTTGATTCCCATATCAAGCCAGGGGTTCATGTTGTCTATGACTGCGACACCCGCCAAGCCTATCGAATTGAAATTCCTGAAGATGCCAAAAACTATGAAGTTAACTTGGCTTGTGAACTAATCAGAGAAGGGGCTATTTATGGTTAGAAAAAGTTACTTTTTGCCACATCTGGACAGGTATCTACTGAAGGCGACTCTATATGTAGAGGTTGCCAGTGATAGCTTAACAACAGACAACCTAGGCAATATAGTTCCCTCTAGCCATAAACAGCCCTTTATCTGTTACCTCAAGGAGACAGGTTCTAAAGGGGATTTGAAACAACAAAGACCAGGGGGAATGGGATTATCTCAAAGCTATATGAAAGGCTACCTTGTGGAGCCAATGGTGTTTCCTGATAGCGTTGTTTTACCTTGCGAGTTTGACGCAGAAATTGACGGCAAAAAGGGGAAGTTTTCAGCTAATATCCATAATCAGCAACCCTGGGAAAAAGGATATACAGGGACTAAAATTGAGGGGTGGTGGATTGATAGTTGAGGTTTTATGAGTATTAAAATCAACAAATCTGCATTAAATAAAGTTTTAAAAGCCGTTGACGATGCTTTCGCTGAGGTTGTCGTGGCTCTTGATAATGAATTTCATGCTGTGATAGAAGATCCTAACGAATTTTCTGATCTAGGGTTAGATAATCAGGATATTATTGACACTGGGCGTTTTAATAATTCTCAGATTTTAAACGTTTCAAAACAGGGCGGTAAAACTGTTGCTAATTACGAATGGAACCCTCACAGTCCCGAAACTGGAGAACCCTACGCGGGACGCATTTTAACGGGCTTTAGAGCTTATCGGGTCGGGCGTTGGATACCAGGTCGGGACTGGACAGAACGGGCGGTTAAGAGGTTAGATCCGGTAGAGATGTTTGAGAATGAATTGAGGTATTTGTTGTGAGGGTTGGACAAACTTATTAAATGATATAATAAAAACCCCTCGCGGTGCGCTTAACACCCAGGGG